CGTTCCTCTGGTCAATCCTCATGTCACCATTGATGATGCGGTTTCTTTGGCCTTGCAGACTATCCGCAGTAGGGGTCATGCTATTTATCGTAGCGGTATTGCCACCACTAGCGTCTATGATTGCATTTGCTTTTACGGTACTCATGCTTGTCCTTTCAACGCTGCAATCTCAGCCGCCTGTGCGTCTACTTTGGCTGAAAGTTCTTGAATAGCCTTAATTAAAGGTGTAACAAACATTTCACGGCTAATGGCTTGAAGACCATCAGAACCTACATCCCAACCTGCAAATGTCGTAACCCCTTCAGCGTCCAATGCTGATTTAACTTCTTGCGCCAACATTCCGTGCATAGTAACGCCTGTGGTTCGTTTGTTTTCCTCGGCGTAATACGGATTGTCTTGGTCTAGTTCGTTACTTGCTTTCCATTCATATTTTACTGGTCGCAAACGATTAACAAAGGACAAACCAAGAGTGTCATCTTGAATGTTCTTTTTAAGCCTTTCGTCAGAGGTTTGTGTCCAAGTAGCATTAACTGTGTATAAGTTATAAATCTTACCCCCGCCCGAACCAATTGTTACGCTGGAATTTTGTTGCCCTGTCATTTGGCTACCAATAACTATTTGATCTGAGCCGGTTGCCCCGCTTGTATCAACATCGTAACCAATACAAACATTTTTATCGCCAGTTGTAATTCCATCACCGGCTCGATAACCAAGTGCAGTATTAAGACCACCTGTGGAACTATATAAAGCCTGATAACCAACAGCGGTGCTGTTTGATGCAGTGCCATTAGTCGCTAATGCTCCAACACCAAACGCAGAGTTACCGTTTCCAGTTGTATTACTCGCTAATGCAGCGTCATAGTTTCCTGTGTATAAACCACCAAAGGCAGTATTTGAAATTCCAGTAGTATTGTTTCCAAGTGCGTTATAACCAACTGCTGTGTTATGCGCTCCTGAAGTATTAGCATCTAAAGCACCATAACCAACAGCCGTATTGTTTGCGCCTGTGTTATTTGCACCTAAAGCATCTGAACCAACAGCGGTATTGTTTGCTCCGGTAGTGTTAGCATCTAACGCTTGATAGCCAACAGCGGTAGTATTTGAACCTGTAGTGTTTGCTGAAAGAGCATTTGTGCCGAGTGCTGTATTCGTAGATACTCCCCCTGCGGCTTGGGTTGTAAGTATCGTGCCGGTAGCATCAGGCAGCGTCAGAGTACGGTTAGTGTTGCTATTAGGGGCCGCTATTGTAAATTCGCCTGTTCCACTAGCGTTACCTTGGATTTTTACAAGTGACATTATTTAGCCTCCAATGCGGCGAGTCGTGCTTCAAATGCTGCGTTCTGTGCTTCCAAAGTCTCAATCCTGTCCATTGCTTCTTGCAAGGCTTTGACGGCTTTCATGTAAATAATGGAAGACTTAACAGCCTTGGTTACTTCTCCAGTATCTTGGTCTACGCAATTGTCTATAAGACCGGGGCTTACTTGCTCAACCTCTTGAGCAATTACACCGATGTAGGCAGGGTAATTTGGGTCTGCGGCGACCTCATCTTTAAGGCGGTACTTAACAATCCGTAGGGCCTTGATGTCATTCCATTGACTAGATGCGTCAACAATGTCTTGCTTAAATTTGAGGTCAGAGATTGTGTTATATGTGCCTGTGCGATTTGAAATTGTTCCACTTGAGTGAATTACTGCTTTTTGATTTGATGTATCTTCGCAATTCAAATAATACTGTGTTGTATTATTTGGTGAGGCAGCCGTAAAAGTTAATCGAATACCATACGGTGTTGATGAGTTTGTATTTGTTCCTTCTAAAATTGTATCGCCTGCTGTTTGTCTTAGTTCGTGATATGACCCAGTAGAACCTAAATAAGTTCCATTATTACTCGCTTTAAAGTAACCACCGCTAGTAATACGGGCACGCTCTGTTGCGCCAGAACCATTACGAAACACCATATTGTTGCTAGTGTCGGTATAAATATCGCCGTACTCTGTGCCGCTAGAAGCATTCATCCATCTGATTGCCTTGTTTACAAGAACAAGCAGTTCTCCAGTTGCTGGCGCTCCTGCGGTTACACCAATCCCAAAGTTGCCGCTACTATCGAACCTAGCAACTTCGGAGCCGCCCTCACCAAAGGCTATGGGATCTGCCGCAGGGAAGAAGATGCCAGTATTAGTATCCGTACCTTGTACCGCTGGCGTACTAGCAGAACCGTCTACACCCGCTATGCCTGTTGTACCGTTAATCGTAATTGCCATGTTATCTCCTTAAACCACAGTCCAGACCGAGCCGCTAGAAACCGTTACTGTTATTCCGCTATCAACAGTTACAGGGCCTGCGCTCATGCCGTTAAATCCAGTACCAATTGTGTAGCTTGTATCAATAGTCTGAGCGTTTACAAAAATACCGTTCTGAGCAACAGGAACCTCTGCCTTAAATTCTCCAGTACTTGGTCTGTATAGCAGTTTAGCGTTTCCAGTATTTAAGCTGCTGGCTGTACCGCTGGTGCTGCTTACAAATGTTGGATAGACATCTGTTGCTGTTGATGTATCATTCGATATGGTAACACTACCGCCTGCCGTTGTCCAAGATAGTGTACCAGATCCGTTGGTTACTAAGGCTTGACCGTTAGTTCCGTCTGTGCTCGGCAGTGTCCATGTTACATCACTAGCAATCGATGCTGGTGCTTTAAGGCCAACATAGTTAGTGCCGTTATCTGTATCTTCATACAGTTTAATATCGGCACCAGTAGCAGAAGTTCCAGAAACAGCAACAGAGCCTACAAAGGTAGGTGCTCCACTATCATTCAAAGTTGCTGATGAATTCTGGATCAGCTTACCAGTAGTAAGGTCAAACCTAGCAAATGCATTATCAGTAGCACTAGAGGGGCCAACTACGTCACCAGTGCCAACAGCAGGTGTTGTCCACTCTACATCAGTACCGCCGCTATTAATTGAAAGAACTTTATTTGCATTACCAGTATAAGAAGGCAAAAGGTTAACACGAGCGTTGGCAGCTGTGCTTGCTCCTGTTCCACCATCAGCAACAGCAATATCAGTGATGCCAGTGACAGAACCACCGCTAATTGTAACATTGTTTGCATCTTGTGTGGCTATAGTCCCTAATCCAAGGCTGGTACGAGCAGTAGAGCCAGATTCAGTTACAAAGTTAGTACCGTTGCCGACAATAAAGTTATTATCGCTGGGTGTTAGGCCAGCAATGTCAGCTAACTGGGCATCATAAGCCTGGACATCAGTACCGATGGTCAAACCAAGGGAAGTCTTTAGCGTTGCTCCAGATTCTACAACAAAATTGGTACCATTGCCAATGATAACCCCATCATTTGTAGGGCTTAATCCTGCTACATCGGCTAATTGTGGATCGTAGGCCTGAACATCAGTACCGATAGCGAGGCCTAGGGCAGTCCTTGCAGCACTTGCAGAAGTAGCCCCGGTACCGCCATTAGCAATAGGAAGTGTGCCAGAGATGTCGGCTGTGCTGATGTCTAGGGCATCCCAAGAAGCATCGGTGCCGTCAGATTTTAAATATTTACCAGAGGCAGAGGCCTGTGATGGAAGGATGTTTGTTCTTGCGCCTTGTGCAGTTGAAGCGCCAGTACCACCATCAGCGATAGCAAGATCAGTAATACCAGTGATTGTACCGCCAGTGATGTTAGCAGATGCGTTGTCAGTCTTGGTGGCAATAGCCGTAGCAATATTATTAAACTCAGTATCAATTTCGGAACCACGAACAACTTTTCCGGAATTGCCGCTAGGTAGGGAATCCTTAGCGGTGAAATTGGTGACTTTGGTGTAGTTAGACATTTTTACTCCGATTAGGCATACCAGATGGGGATATAACCACCAGCATCAGTAGACCATGCTTTGGTCAATGACGCATCTTCATATACATTAATATAATCAATGCCAGCTTTTTTGCCTGTTGTACTAGCAAGAACATCTGCCAGCATTCCAGTAGAATAGGTATTCTTCTGTGCTGGCTCTGATCCTAATTTCTTTACAGGGATGTAGTCTACCCATGCCTTTAGTCCAGTGGTGCTACCAAGTTTATTGATAACCCATTTGGTGGTTCCATTGGTAGTAGCGTAGGTGGTGGGGAAGCAACGAGGTATCATTTAGTTTCCTCTTTAGTTTTCTATAGCAACCTCAATGAAGATGCTATAGAAAAGCCTCCGAAGAGGCAAAACCATTTGGTTTAGAATACTGGACGACCTACCATAAACTTAATGCTTGTTTCAGCCAAGTTTACAGTACCAGCGGTGATGTTTTCAAATATTACAGTAACAGTGTTTGCAGCAGATACATAAGCAGTTAACTGCACGCCTGCTAGGTCAACACCAAGAGAAACACCAAGAACAATGTCGCCAAGAGCAACACCGGGAACGGTAACAGTGTCTGTATCGTTAGTTCCGGTAGTTAAACTATCAGCATTGATTGTTGCTTTAACTGCCCAAAAGTCAGTAAACAGTCCTTGAAACTGTTCACGGCCTCTTTTGGACACTACAGCGGTAGCGTTAGCCATTTTTAAATCTCCTTATTGGTTAGAATGGGGCCAGCTTTGTGGGCCAGCCCCGCTTGTTATCCCTGATTAGGCAGGAACAGCAATACCAACAGCGGAGGTATCACGCAGTTCGCCAACACCGTAGAGCGTGTCTGCGGTGAGCAGCGTTGCGAGGTACTCTTGCTTGTACTGAGTCTGAACACGGATGCCCAACTGCTCGATGAGAACGCCGTACTCTGGGTGGAACATAACAGCGATACGAGCACCACCAGTAGCTGTGGGGCAGTTGGTCGAAACATAGACCTTAACGCCGTATACGTCACCAATCTGACCGTTGCGGATGGAATCGCCGTTACCAACGAAAGCCTGCTCAGTGAAACGAGCAAGACCAAGCATTGTGTTACGAGCAACAGGAGGAATTACGAGTGAACGTCCGTCCATCGGAACATCGTTGTCGTCCAGAGTCTGGATGATCTTACGGATACCAGCGTCAGTGATAGCAGTAGCGTTTGCCGAACCAGAAGTGTAGTTCGTGGAGCCATCGCCACCGATAACAGCCTTGTCCCAAGTTGCGTTACCAGCACCGGATTGAGCTTTGCTGAAGTTGTTCAGCAGGTCAGTGTCGATCTGGGTAGCAAGAGCGTAACCGGAGTCATCCGTGTAGAAGCGGCGCAGTGAAGAAAGCGACTGAACTTCTGCCAAGTCTTCGATCAAGCGGCTGTACTCATAATGCTTGTCGATGTTGACAGTGATTCCAGTTCCGGTCATCTGCTGCATTGTAACAGCCGACTCAACCGTCTTAGCCGAAGCTGCACCACGACCAGGAGCAGGGAACGTGACAGAGTCACCTTTCTTGCCCTTGAAGTTCATCTTCTTGATGAGGTTAGCTACAACTAAGTTCTTCTTGTAAGCAGCAATAATCTCGTCTTGCCAAATTTGTGGTACAAAACCAGCGGTATCTGCTTCTGATTTGATGACGAAGTCACCTGAGGGATAAAATGCCATGATAAAAGTCCTTTGTTAAAAGTTGTTAGTTAACGGACCCGGCCTTCACGATACGCTTGCATTATTTCAGACTGCATCATATCGTACTTGTCTGGATCCTTTTGCATGAGGTTAATAATGTCTGATCTACGAAAAATCTTCTTAGAAGGTGCCTCATCACTGCCAGACTTAACAGTAGTTGTTGCGGCTTTGACTGCTTGGCTTCGTGCTTCCTTCTCTACTGAGGCGGTTGCTTTGGCTACTTGCTGTCGTTCTTTCCATGTTGACAGCAGTTCATCCGCAGCATCGACATCATATTGACGGTCTGCACGAACTAACAATTCAGTCCTAACTCTAGAAGCCTGAACCCATTCTTTGAAGTTTGGGTTTGTAGCAATATCCATGTAGTCAGGATGTTTTGTTTGTATATCAGTCTTAGCCTTGGCTACTTTCATCTCCAAAGACAGCATCTCTGCCTGTTTAATCTTTGGATGGTTGTCAATAGCCCTTGCTACTGCTTTGTCAGGATCAGCGAAGAAATCAGTTTCTTCTACCTTCTCCGTACTCAGCTGCTGCTTGCTTAAAGTTTGGGTCTTGATGAAATCATCCACAACCCTACGCAGTTCTCCGACTTCGCTGCCCTGTCTGCCGATTAACTTCTCAGCTTCCATGTGCATCTGAGCAATCTCTTTGGCGCTTTTTCCCCGATACTTCTCAGGAACGCTATCATCAACTTGCTCTTGTGTCTGAACCTGCGGTGCAGGCTCTTGCGTTGCTACATCGGTAAATACTTCGTTAGGTTGCGTTTCAACAACGCCTTCTTCAGCAAAACTAGCCATTAGTCTCTCCGTGCCTTAACAGCATTTAGAAAAGAACACTTACAGATTTGAGGGGGTTCTCTTATCCCTCTGAAATACCAACTTTACGTTCGTACTTAATATGCGACTTACGCCGCTTCTCCCATGCCATTGCGGCACCTGGAAAGTCCCCTGTGATACCTTCTAGAGATATCCTAGGGGCTGAGATGAGTCTGCTTGCGTCATTTGCACAGTGAGGGCACTGTATGACTTTTACAGAATCATCAACATATTTTTCAGTTATGTGGCCTTTGGCACACTGAAAATCAAATATTCTTCTCATTTAGTTCCTCGTAAGCACTTTCAGACAGTTCCCGTAAACCAATCATGTAGTCTAGGATGTCTACTTGTCCTTTGCGGAACTCTATATTTGTTGTGTCACAGTTGCGGATATTTTCATAAGCACTCCGCATATCTGTCAGGTCTTCAATGAGTTGTTTCCACGCTTTGGTGGACATCATTGCTAACCTATCTTCGTAGTATTGCTGTAATTCTGGTAACATTGTTGTAATTCTACCACACTTTTATTATTTTGTCAAGCACTTTTTGACGGTTTTGTCAAGTTTTTTAACTTTGTCTTGCGGCAACGACCTGAAGGTTTGCGATGTCCTTCTTGGTGTTGATATCCTTCTCTTTTAGGGCCAGATTAGCGACCTTGACACGGCGCTCGAACTCTGCCGTGGCTTGGTTGTTGTCTCCAAGGTACTTAGAGGCGCTAGCAGCGATGGAGGCCTGTAGTTCCTGTGGCTTTAGCTGGGTATCCACCACTTCAGCCTGTGTTCTGGCCTGTTTTAGCTGGATATCTGCCTGAAGATCAGCCAATTCTAGTTGTGCTTTCTGCATCTGCATCTGCATAGCCTGCTGTTGAACCTGTTGCTGCTGCGGATTAGGCTGCATCATCTTGTTTAGCTGCTGAATCATCTCTTCACGGTTGTTCAGGCTGGAGTTTTCCACGATTGCCTTCAGAACCAGCGGCACAACTGGAGACTCAGGGCCTAAAGTCTTCAGTAAGTTCATAAACTGCATCTGCTCATACTCACGGGCAACGATGCCTAGATTAGAAGCAGGGATGAAGTTGTAGTCCTGTGCTGGATAACGCTCTGGATCGAACTGCATGAAGCGGTAAGCAGCCTTGCTCACAAACGGAATAAGGAACTGTTCTTGGAAGTTGACCAAGGTACGCTTATTCTTCTTGATGATTGCCGATAGGGCAGGGTTGAGGCCTGCTCCGTCTGCACCAGCTGCTGGCAACGATGCGGAATCTACTGTGCCGGTAGCCATCAGGAGCATCTTCATAAACTCGCCAGCGGTCTGTAGGTTGCCTGGGTCAGTAACTCCAAACTTAAAGGCCTGTAAAATCTCATTTGGGTTGCCGTTGGTCAGAATAGTCTTACCAGGACGAACCTCAAACTTGCTTCCACGGGGCAGTCGTGTAGCATCGATACCCATCATCGGTACTGTAGTCAGTGCTAGGCTGTCTAAGTGGGCACGGATCTGAGCATCAATAGCACGTTGGCAGTTATAGCCCTTCTCAGCGATGCCACGGCCCCAGAAACGGTTAGGCATAGAGTCGTACTGGAAGGCTACGATGGGACGATCCTGCATCATGTAGGGGCTTTGCTCGGCCTTTAATAGGTACTGGTCGTTAGCGATAACGATGATGCCCTCAACCAAGTCCGTATAAGGCGCTGCTTCGGTACCAAACTCGTCAGTCTTGTCAGCAAATATCTTAACAATCTGCTCAGTGTCCTCAGAATCTAAGAGGAACTTAGGTATTAAGCCGTAATAGCGCAGTAATAAGACCTTGTCTTGCTGGTACTCGATGGTCTCCTGTACTGGCTCCAAGTCAGAGTCTACAGCGGTGGGGCCAAAGTTGGGCACAGTCTTATAAACACCGGACTCCATACCTGCAACAACGGAGTGCAGAGACACATATTCTTCAATGGCGCATCCTAGTGCGTCTTCAATGCTGGTTGCGTTGGGGTCAATTAAGAAGTTTTTAGGATTGATTGGTTTGAGGCCAACAACAAAGCGGCTACGCTCTTCAACACCAACAGCGGTCATGCTCATTTCCACGATTGGGCGTGATGCAGGCGCTAACTCGTTCTTCTCTGCAATGACAATCTCACCGATGCCGGTGCCATAGACTGCACCAAGAACGATAGTGTCAGAAACTGCCTTACGAACCTTTTCCTTTTTAAAGTCCTCATACATCTGGTTCTTTAGCTGCTCTACGTCAATGCGGTTCTTGTCAGCTAAGTCATCAGTGATGTCAAAGAACTTCTCACCACGACCAAAGACAGCCTCTTCAATCTCAGCTACTGAGGACTCGATAGCCTGCTGGAGGGCTGGTGTAACTATCCTTGAACGCTCTGACTCACGGGTGCTGTCTTCTCCAGCCCACAGACCACGCCATAGACGCTCATAGCGTTTCCATTCCTCAAGATAGTTCTCATCTCGCTGGTTACGCCAATTCTCACAACGAGACAAGACCCAGTCAGTAATCTGGGAATCTCTGCTGTTATATGTTTGATCGTCCATGATTAGTCCTCGATGGTGTTACCGATGCTGTCGGAAAAGACACTGACGTACTCTTCTTTTTCTTCTTCTTCCGACTCTTCTTCTTCCATAGGGCCAAAGATGTCTTTGTCTTTAAGGCCAGCCTCTTTAGCGGCAGTGATGATCGTCATCATGCAATCAGCACTAAACTTCTTTTCCATCTCTTCTTTGATGGTTTCAAATACAGTAGGGTTCTTGACTAACTTGTCCCAATTAAGTGGCACATAGTCTTCTTTGTTGTAATACATCATGTCCATATCTATTCCTTAATATCCAGAAACAACATCTAAGGGAACGTACTCTTCTTCTTCGTAGTCTGCGGTGTACTCCGCAATTGCTATCTGGTCAATGTAGCTTAGTGCATCAATCAAGTCATCGTGGACCTGGGGGTTAGGAAAGTTCATCAGTTCATCAACCAACTCACTATTCCAGGGGCCTTCATTAAAGGTAATCTTTCCGTGCTCTAATCTGCCCTGTAAAGACCAAGTGATTCTATCTGTCTTTTTCTTGTTTCCGTGTGTGAGGTCTTCAATACGGAAGTAACTGTTATACTTACGCATAAGATCAGACAGATAAGGTAGAACGGCATTCTTTAATGCGCCTCTTTCGATGCCAACACAAACAGGCTCATAGTCACGG